TAGCATTACTGGTTTTAACCGTATAACTCACATATACATTAATTACTTAATGTATAAAATGTTATACCCTCCTATTCATAAAATAGGATCTATGCGTTCTTAATCGAAGAAACTAGCATAAGAATCATATATTGATTTAGAACTTCTAAGTTCTTGAACCTTATATGTTCCATTGTTAATTTCATTTAGTTTATTGAATGTCATGGAATAATTATTTGAGATATGATTAGTTAAATCTGAACTGTAAGAATATGTAGATTCTCCTATGGAGGATCCATATATAATCTCATCAGTAGAATTAATTTCATCAAATCCCAACTTAAATATTTTTCCTGTATTTAATAATTCAAGAGTCTTATTTCTCTCCTTATTGAATACATTGTCAATATTTAGCATTAATAGTTCTTTAGATCTTTGTCTAAAATTAACAGAATTTACTTGTCAATTTGAAACTTGATCTTTGTAATTATTAAGATAATTATTTATGCCTGTAAAAATAGGGTAATATCTTAAATTATTAATATCATCTTCATTCAAATAATTCTTATTTGATATTATAGATTCTACTAATGTATTTAATTTTACCATACTATTTTTTACTGTTTTTCCGATACCTAGTCCGATAATATCATTTAGTAATGAATGAATTAAATCATCGTTAGGTATCATCACTAGATCGTTATTTAGGTTATTTGCAATTAATTCTCTTAAAGAATTAATTGTAGAATAACCGAAACAATAATCTAATGATTTGTGGAAAATAGAAACTTTCATATTAAACTTAGAATTTGAATACTTAGTACTCAATTTTCGGTTTAATCCCTTGTAAAGTTTTGAAACTACATGGGTTAAATTCAATGAAGAACTTAAGTAATTCCTTTTGATTTTGTAAAAATCATAAAGATTTACCATAACAATAAATGGGTTATTAATATTATTAATAATTCCAGATATTGGTATTCCAGTAATTTCTTTTCCTTTACAAATTCATCTTTTAGCAAATTCATAAGTATCGTAAGATACATGTGTTTTTGCTGCAGATAAATCTACACCCAAATTTTTAATTCAAATTTTATACAATCTAGCGACTTTATCGTTTTTTATAACGATATCGTCACCAAGAATTATATAATCTTTAAAATTATCAATCCCATTTAAATGTGCACATCAGTGTACAACTAAATGGTGGGTTAAAGTAAAGGCAGCTCAAGAAGAATAAGCACCCATTGGTTGTCCAGTTTCGTATGAAACCATATGACCTTCGGGTGTCTTAAATTTTCTAGTAGATAGAATTCCAAATCATCCATCAGATAATTCTTTTGAAAACATATGTTCCAAAAGTCTTTTCTGAAGTTTTATTGGGAATCTATCTGTAGCTGATGAAAGATCTAGTGATCAATATTGATTTAAATCATTGTTTCATTTATTGTATGGATCTTGTGTGTAAGTTCTATCTTGAGAAAAATTTTGAAGTTTATTCATAATTTTTTCATGGATAGGTTTTAAGAACAATTGTGTATAGTAATCAACTATTGCAACTATTCTCAATTTACACTCAGGATCATATATAAATGATAATTTACCAGTGATATTATTAATATTACTATTTTTTATATCTCAGGCAAATTTGTAACTTTGATTAAAATAATTAATTCCTTCTTCATCAGTAAGTTTATATAAATTTTGAATGGTATAATATGGTAAACTACATATAGTGCTAAACGCATTTAATGTGGTTTTTCCAATTGGACCAGCCTTATTTGATAAATATATATTTTTTTTATCAAATTTAGGCAATTCACAATTTAAATTAAATTTACTAACAAATTCTTTAATAAAACCCGATGGAATGATTTTTTTCATTTCTGAAGGTTTTGTTATTGAATTATAATCAGGAATTAATTTTTGTCTTTCCTTATTTTCTAATATAATAGATCTTGTCAAAGATAAGATTGTAAATAAAAACTTTCTTTCTTCTAAAGATCCATTACTTAGTTTCTTAAGGAAAACAAACACTATTGGTCACCCATCAGGATCTATTCCTAATTTTATTTTATTGAATAATAAAGGATTACCACATATGTATCTTGTACAATGTAGTCTTCCTTGTTTGAAAAATTTAACGGTATGAATTATACCATTATTCTTTTCCATTCTATTGAATAATTTAAAATAAGGATTTAGATATTCTATGACATTAATATTTGGATATAAGATACGACATAGCTTAACTGTTATGTTATAAGTATTTTTTTTCATATATTATTTTATAGAG